TTAAAGAAAGCATCTAAGTTACATGCTAAACAAGCTAAGACATTAAAGAAAGTTATCAAAAAAAGATAATTGGAAACAAATATATATTCAGCAATTTTGCGTCTAATAAATACTAGACAACACGATGTAAAGTCTGTAATTCTAGACGGAAACGTAGAGGACTGGGCGAATTATCAATTCCTAGTTGGTCAGCTCACTTCTCTTCGCAAACTCGATGCAGATGTTAGGGATCTGTACCGCAAATGGGAGGTAGACGATGAAGTCGACGACAGGTCTGGTGATGCCAGAAAAGAAAATAGTGGGGATAAATCCCGATAAGAAAGTTAGTGGAGGAGACTCTGATTTAAGCAAAGTTCCCAAACCAACAGGTTGGAGACTTGTAGTTCTTCCATATAGAGGCGTAGCAAAAACAAAAGGTGGAGTTCTTCTCACAGATAAAGCAGTGGAGGAGCAACAAATAGCTTCTGTTTGCGCATTAGTTTTAGAAGTAGGTCCCGATGCTTATGCCGATAAAGAAAAGTTTCCAAACGGACCATGGTGTGAAAAAGGTGATTGGGTAATCATTGCTAGGTATGCAGGTTCTCGAATAAAAATCGAGGGAGGTGAACTTAGAATTTTAAATGATGATGAAATTTTAGGAACTGTAGAAAGTCCTGAAGATATCTTAGGAGTATATGCATGAACGAAGTAGATAGACAAGTGGCAGAGTTACAAGCCAACAAAGAAAATAAAAAAGAACAATATTCTGTTGAGGTTGAAAGTGAAGATGTGGCAGAGGCAACAGAAGAAAAAGAAATAGAGCTTCCTCAAAAAGAAAATACTTTTGAAGCCGAAGTAGAAGAGACAAAAGAAGATCCCGTTGTCGAGGACAAATCAAAAGAAGAAGAAGTCAAAACTGAGGAAGAACCAAAAGAAGACTCAAAACAAAAATACAGTAAGTCTGTTCAGAAAAGATTTGATGAATACGCTTATCAACTAGGGGAGTCTAGAAGACGTGAAGAAGAGGCGATTAAAGTTGCTCAAGCCATTAAGGCAGACAGAGATAAAATTCAAGAAGAATTAGGAAAACTTAATAGTGGTTATGTAAGCGAAATGGGTGGTCGATTGACAAACTCCATGGAAGCTGCAAAAGCTAAATTAAAAAAAGCTATGGACGATCAAGACTCTGAGGCCATGGCTGCTGCCAACCTTGAACTAGGTAAATTAGGCGCAGAGCAAACTCGTTACGAGCAAATTAAAGCACAAGAAGAAGCAAGAGCCAATACCCCTAAGGAAGAAAAAGAGGTAGAGATACCAAAACCACAAGAGCAATCTGTAGTAAAAGATCCAAAAGCAGAGGCATGGGCTGCGGATAACGATTGGTTTGGCAGGGACAAAGTCATGACCAATGTGGCATATGCGATACATGAAGATTTAGTAAATCAAGGTGTTGATCCTAGGACAGATTACTATTATACTGAGATTGATAAACGTATGCGAGAAAATCTCCCGCATAAGTTTCAACAAGATTCTTCATCTGAAGAAACCGCAAGACAACAGCCCGTCCAGACTGTTGCAAGCGCACATCGAAACAGAGGCACAGGACGCAACGTAGTTAAGTTGTCAAGTTCAGAAGCGGCTATCGCTAAACGACTTGGTCTTTCCAACGAGCAATATGCGTCGGAAAAACTAAAGTTACAGAGGAGGTAACATTATGGTAAATAAGACACCGAGATCTGCATCCACAAGGGATAAAGAAGCACGCAAAAAAAATTGGCAACTACCAAGCTCGCTTGATACACCAGAACCACCTGAGGGTTATAAATTCAGATGGATTAGGGAAACAGTCAGAGGGTATGAAGATAACAAAAATGTTATCAGTCGAATTAGACAAGGTTACGAACTTGTCCGAGCAGACGAATATCCAGACTTTGATTTTCCTAGTGAGTCAGAAGGAAAACACAAAGGTATAGTTTCGGTGGGCGGATTGTTACTGGCAAAGGTGCCATTAGAGATTGCAAGACAGAGAGATGAATACTACTCTGATCAAACTCAACGTCAACAAGAAGCAGTTGACAACGATCTTCTAAAGGAACAACATCCTTCAATGCCAATTAGCAAACCTGAGCGACAAACTAGAGTTACGTTCGGTGGTTCGAAAAAAAATGAATAATTTTTAATTGACCTAGACGTAACACTTACTAACAACACTAATACTAAGGAGTATAACAATGGCAAATCAAGACGCCCCTTTTGGTTTTAGAGCTGTAAGGATGTCAGGTTCAGCACCATCTTCAAATGGTCAAACTCAGTACCTCATCGCTAACGGCTATAACACCGCTATATTTCAGGGTGATCCAGTCGAGCTAGTTGCTGGTGGTTCTCTCGAAGTTGCAAATGGTGTTGCTGATGTAATGGTAGGTGTTTTCAATGGAGTCGAATATGTAGATTCAACAACAAAGAAACCCGTTTTCGCAAACTTTCACACAGCAGGCACAACAGCAGACGACGGAATTATCAAGGCTTTCGTGATTGATGATCCTAACCAGTTATTTGAAATTCAAGTATCTGGTGCATTTACTAACGCTGATATAGGCGCTACAGCAAACTTAGTTTACGCCGCAGGTTCCTCACATAGTGGAACATCAAAGGTAGAAGTTAATTCTTCAACTATTGGTACAGGTGCGAACACAGCTGTGAAGATTGTTGGTTTATCAGGAGATCCTGAAAATCAAGATACATCTGCAAACAACGCAAATATTATCGTGAAAATAAATAAGCACTTATACAGTGCAAACACAGCAGGAATATAGGAGGTTAAACTATGGCTATATCTAGAAGTCAACTCGTTAAAGAGTTAGAGCCAGGTTTGAACGCTCTGTTCGGCTTGGAATATTCACGTTACGACAATGAACACGCTGAGATCTTTGATGCTGAGTCATCTGACAGAGCATTTGAAGAAGAAGTAATGTTAGCAGGTTTCGCAACCGCCCCAACCAAACAAGAAGGTGAAGGCGTATCTTTCGATACAGCTAACGAAACATTCACAGCACGCTATACACACGAAACAGTAGCACTTGCATTCTCAATCACAGAGGAAGCTGTAGAGGACAACCTTTACGACAGACTCGCTGCGAGATATACAAGAGCACTAGCTCGTTCAATGGCAAACACAAAGCAAGTAAAAGCTGCAGCAATTCTTAATGAAGCTTTCGCTGCCGCAGGTGCCGCAGGAACAAATCCTGGTGGTGACGGTGTATCCCTTATTAATACACAACACCCACTTCAAACAGGTGGTTTCTTAGTGAACAGACTTGCAACGGATGCTGATTTGAATGAAACTTCACTCGAGCAATCTTTAATCGACATCGCTGATTTCAGAGATGAGAGAGGCTTAAGAACAGCTATTCAAGGTATGAAACTTATTGTACCAAGACAGCTTCAGTTCACAGCTAACAGATTACTTGAGTCAACATTGAGAACATCAACAGCTGATAACGATATCAACGCAATCAGAAACATGGGAGTGATTCCACAGGGTTATACTGTGAACCATTACTTAACTGATGCAGATGCTTTCTATATCAAGACTGATGCTCCTAATGGATTCAAACACTTTACAAGAACACCATTAAAGACAGTTATGGAAGGTGATTTTGATACAGGTAATATCAGATACAAAGCAAGAGAGAGATACTCATTCGGTTTCTCAGATCCACGTTGCGTATTTGGTACATCTGGTGCATAATAAGATTTTTTCATAATAATCCTAAGGGCGGTTGTCTTTGACTCCGCCCTTTTTTTATGCAATATTGAAGGTCTAGCAAAAACGACCATGCACCACTGAGCTAGCAGACGGTATAGAGACTGCATGGTTATGGTCTATACAACCAAGGAGGTTTATTATGGCTGGAACACACTTTAAAGGGCCAATTTTATTCTCTGCGCAACGTCCTGCTTTAGAGAATTTAAATACAGGAATGTGGCCCGATCAAGTATACTACATGGATGATTTCTATGCAGGTGCACTTGACGAAACTCTTAGATGGACAATTGTTAAAGACTCAGGAGCAACAGCTGCGATAGTGGCTGATACACTAAACGGTGAAATAGAATTAAAATCTGCTGCTGGTGTTGACAACGATGGTGCATCCATACAAGGTAAGCATGAATTTTTAGCCGTGCCTACAACAGCAGGTGAAAAATTATATTTTGAAACTAGACTTCAAACTGTTGGAGCAGGTTCAACTGATATCTTTGTTGGATTAGGTGAAGTATTCACCACAAACCCTGAGAATATTTTTAATACTAACAATCAAATAGCATTCGTCTTAACAGAGGGCACTAGTGGTGTGATTACTGGTAGAACAAAAAGTGGTGGAACCACAACTACTGTTACTTTATCACCTACAGCAGATGTCACTCTAGCAGATGATACTTTTATCACTTTAAGTTTTGTAGCAACAAAAGGCACAACCACTGACAAAGTGGAGTTTTTTGTTAACAGAAAAAAAGTTGGAACTTCTACAACAAATATTCCAACTGCAAATATGAAACTTCAAGCTTGTAGTATTTCAGGTACTCTTGGTGGAGAAGCTATGAATACAAAAATTGATTACATAATGGCTGCAAAAGATAGAGGCGTATCATATCCAGGTCAACCAACATAAGGAGTAGATTATGATTAACTATCGCTCGGCTAAAGTAACTGCTACAGGGAATGTGGGCGCAGGGCCTGCAAGACTGATTGCAATTAATGCAGTCTGCTCTGGGAGTGCTGGTAGAATCCTTCTAAAAGACGGAAGCACAGGAGATACTAGATTAGATTTAGATACTCCTGCATCAGCCACAGAACAAGTTAATCTTTATATTGGAGATGACGGTATGAGATTTGAAAATGTCATTCACGCTACATTAACCAATGTAACTTCATTAACCTGTGTATTTGCATAATGGCAGACAAACAGCCACCAAGAACTAAAAAATATTTCCGCCCCACTAAAAAAGGGGCGGGAATGACTAAGGCAGGTGTTGCTAAATATAGACGTGACAACCCTGGCTCTAAATTAAAAACTGCTGTGACAGGTAAAGTAAAACCTGGAAGTAAAGCAGCGAAAAGAAGAAAGTCGTTTTGTGCTAGAAGTGCAGGACAAATGAAAAAATTTCCAAAAGCCGCAAAAGATCCTAACTCAAGATTAAGACAAGCACGAAAAAGGTGGAGATGTTAGTGAGAGAGGGTATTATATATCTAATCTTAGCGTTGCTGAGCATATTTTTTTTCTTTTTATCAGTGCAAAACTCGTGGAGTGCAGAGTGGAATGAAAAGCCTGTTCTGTGTGGCAATCACGAGGAAACCTTTGTGCTAATAGAAGAAAAAGGTGAAAGACTTATGTGGAGTGCTGTGCAATTTACAAAAGTAAAAGGCCCTGACAATACTTACAGAGAAAATCCTGAAATGTTAGTCTCAGCTTATTATTTAAATTTAGATACTAGAACATATACTGTATTAGAATATCACCCTAAGTATCTTGTTTACTGTGTTACAAGTTGGGGCACAGATGTTTTATTACCACAAGAAATAGATCCTAACGCTTATTACAAACCAGATAGGGGGGTGTTTAAATGAAAATATCAGACCAAACAAGTATCTCTATGCCTATGAGAAACTTAATAAGTATTCTTGCAGCTACAGCAATAGGTGTGTGGGCATACTTTGGAGTTATTGAACGATTAAATAATATTGAAACTAGACAAACATTATTTGAAGAAGATTTAGTTAAAGGTGCCGACCAAACACCCATTGATCAAGAACAGTTTATGTTGTTAGAATTCGTATCAGAACAAGTAGAAGATATATCTGATGATTTAGAAAACATGGCACATAACAAAGTTAATATAACAAGATTACAAACTGATATGGAAAAAGCATTAGTAGACATAGAAAAATTAAAAGATAAAGTAAGAGCAAATGGTAACTAAAGTAATTATAGCATTATTATTGTTTTCTGGTGGCACTATGATTGAACATACTGTTACTGATGGTGTAAAAGATTGTCTTGAAAAGAAAAGAATTATGACACGGAATATGCAATCTGAGACAGCGACTATACAATGTGTTAAAGTAGAAGCACAAATAGAAACTATAGAGGGTGTTGAATTTATAAGGTCAATGAGTAAAGTAAAATAATGTATAAAGGTTATTTTTATTTACTCTATGCATTTATAACTGTAGTATTTATGTATTTATCAATGCAAACCAACTGGTAGATAGGAGTAACCATGTGCGATTGTAAAACAGATGAGGATTGTATATGTCGTTTAAAATCGAAATAAAAACAGTTTTGCCTTATGTTGTTCTTATTGCAACAATAGGTATGACATGGGGTATGTTTACAGAACGCCTTAATGCAGTCGAAAAAAAGGCAGATAGTGTTGCAAAAATGCAGCAAGATATTGCTGTAATAAAAACACAAATTCTAGCCATTGATGAAAAAATGGGTTGGATGGAAGAGTTTTTAATTAAAAACTATAGTGAGTATTAATGAAACAATGTCAACTCTGTGGATGTCTTTGTCACTGTTCTTTGAACACTTCGTGTATGTGCGAGTGTCCGAGGTGCGTGCATGACGATCAGTCGAGCACAGATGAGGCAACAGATAGACAAGCCGGGAAAAATTACGAGGAAAAAGAAAAATGACAAAACTATGCCCAAGAGGAAAAGCCGCCGCAAAGCGTAAATTTCGAGTGTACCCGTCAGCGTATGCTAATGCCTATGCATCAAAAGTTTGTGCGGGTAAAATCAAAGACGATAGGGGCACAAAGAGAAAAGACTTTAGAGGCCCTAAACCATCGGGGAAAGCAGATGGTGGTATAATAGATTTTAATAAAATATCACAAGATAGAAAAAAAGTTTCTAGTTTTAAACAAGGTGGCATCGCAAAAGGTTGTGGAGCCATTATGAAAGATAGAAGAAAAGTCACTAAGAAACTTTAATGGCTAGAAGAGACCCTAAAGTAGGCACAGGTAAAAAACCTAAAGGGTCAGGAAGAAGACTGTATACAGATGAAAATCCAAAAGACACTGTTGGTATTAAATTTGCTACTCCGACTGATGCGAGAAAAACTGTGTCAAAAGTTAAAAAAGTCAACAAACCGTTTGCACGAAAAATTCAAATCTTAACCGTCGGTGAGCAAAGAGCGAAAGTCATGGGTAAAACTCAAGTTGCTAATATTTTCAAAAGAGGTAAAGATAGTATAAGGAAACAACATGGCAAAAAAAGGACTTAAAGAGTGGTTTAAGCAAGACTGGAGAGACATAAGCACCCGAAGAAAAGATGGCAGTTTCGCTAAGTGTGGTAGATCAAAACAAAAAAAAGATGCAAAACGAAAGTACCCTAAATGTGTCCCAGCATCAAAAGCTAATAGAATGACTAAAGGTCAAATCAGATCCGCAGTATCAAGAAAAAGATCAGTAACTCAAGGAGTTGGTGGTAAACCAACTAATGTGAAAACTTTTGTCAAGAAAAAAACTAGCAAAAAAAATAGAGCTTGATGTAATTAATTGGTCTAAGACTGTCTTAGAGCCAGTGAATAAACACATCGGTTTTCCAGCTTGTCCGTTTGCTGCTAAGTGGAGAAAAGACAAAAAACTTCGAATAGAAGTTCGCATGGATAAATCTAAATATGAAAAACATTTAACTAAAGTAATAAAGTCGTGGAATAAAAAGGAACACGATATAATAATTTATTGTGATCCTTTTTTTGAACAATATAGCCCCGAACAATTTCAAGACAAAATAGATTTTTATAATAAAACCTACAATAGACGAGATGTGTATTTTATGGGCTTTCATCCAGAAACCCCTGCTGACCCTGATGAACAAGAATTTTTATGTGATCCTACTGATGCTCCTGTTGAACACTCAGATTTAGCATATTCTATGATGTTGATGCAAAAATTTAAACAGTTGTATGATGCGAGTTGCAAACTACATAAGATAGGTTATTATAAAAAATGGCCTAAGGACTACTACAA